CCAGGTATGAGTAATGACACTTTAGTAATTACTTTGAAGGATAATTTAGTATACTTGTTTGATGGTGAAGGTGATCCATCAGATCTACGTGCAGTGAACTTAGCAGATACAGTTGCTGAGCCTTACATCAGAACTCGTGCTAACATGAAGGTAGGATTTAACTATGTTAATCCAACTGATATCGTTTTTGGATCTTAATTATTAATTCATAGAGGGGGGTAACCCCCTTTATATAAAACATATAAATCATGCCAACAACATGTCAAGCCCTCGAGGCTATTTTAAAAAGTTGCGATAACAACAGTGGGGGTATCTATGGTATATGGATTAACCAACAGGATGAGATCGCATCTATCACACCAGCTGATCCTTCTGCAGGTGCAGGATGGGCTATCACAGCTATCACTTTAGCTACTCCTACTTTATTTGAGAACTATTACATCCGTAGAAATACATCTAGCTTTACAGAAGAGGCTGCTATTGACTTAATCAATGGTTCATCTTTTGTTACTTCTACTATCTCTTTGATGTTTCAACGTAGAGAAGCTGATAAGTCTAGATCTATCAAAATTTTAGGATCAGGACAGCAGTATCTTACTGCAATTGTTTTGGATGCTAATGGTCTTTATTGGTACTTCCCATACCTACAAGTTACAGGTGTAGCTGAAGGATCAGGTACTGCTCGTGCAGATGGTTCTAAATATGCCGTTACTTTGTTAGGTGAAAATGAGTACTTAGCTTATGAGGTACAAATGACTGCAGGTGCTTTAGCTGCTATCGGAGTATCTTAATAGACTTAACACTATCAAAATTAGCCCTGCATATTGTGGGGCTTTTTTTATTTCTAAACATTTGACTAACATCATATAATATAGGTATGATATACATTGAACAGGGAACTATTAACCAGGTAGTGCTAACCTTAACAGAGGTTACTACTGTACCCACCCCTCATTATCTATTTGCTTTCACTAATGAAATGAATACTCTATCAGTTACTCAGCTATTTACTACTGCAGATATTAGCTTATATCCTGAAAGATACAATCTTTTCGTGTTAAATGAGCCTGTAGATATTACTTTATTACAAGGGCAGTTTATATATCAAATTTATCAAAGCTCAGTACCCTATGTACTACCTTTAACTATTGCACAATCCACAGGAGTGGTGATAGAAGAGGGTAGGATGGTGGTAAGTGGGCCAGTAGGCACCTCAATATACGATTAACTATGGCATGGTATAACAATTTATTTAAGAAAGAAACTAAGACAGTAGAAGTATTGGAAGGTTATCAATCTTTTAGCACCCCCTTCCTACCTGTAGGTAAAGGTAACTTAACACTCCCTTATGTAAATGGTAGGTACTCTACCAATATGTGGGTGAGATTTGGTGCAGATAACCTGTACCCTGAAATGCTTAATCAAATGTATTTTGCTAGCCCCTTACATGGTGCCATAGTAGACTTTAAAACAAATGCAGTTATTGGTGGTGGCTTTGCTTTAGAAACTGATAAGCTAACTACCCCTGAGAAACTTAACCTTTACATGTTTGAAAGGAAAATTAAAATAAGACAAACAGTTAAGGCAGTAACCAGGCAGTTAATTGTGCACAATAGAATTTACTTTAAGCTGTTTTTTGATAATGATAAGAAACTTGTTAAGATAGATAATGTATCACCTGAGAAAGTAAGGATTTCAAGGTATAAAGATATGTACTATATCTGTGATGACTGGAGTACTAACATTGATATTAGAGAAATCAAGCCTTATCATATTGCATGCTCTGACTATGAGCAATTATATTGCTATGAGATTAAATCACTAGGGCAGGATTACTATTCTTTGGCCCAGTACACTTCGGCACTAAATTTTGCGTTTCTCTCAGGCGAACTTTCGTTTTTTGCTAAATCCAATATCCAAAATAGTATTTTCCCTAGCTTTGCTATGATGTTTCCAAAAAAACCACAGTCTGAGGAAGAGAAACATATGATAAAAGAGACGCTTGAGCGGCTAAAAGGAGCGTCCAATAGTGGGAAAGCTGTCGCATTTTTTGCTAATAGTCAAGACCAACTGCCAAAGATTGAGGCATTACCAAACAACAATAATGATAAGTTATTCCAGGAGGCCTCACAGCTTAACACAGAGCAGATTTGTTTTGCTCATACTATTGACCCAATTTTAATGGGAATTAGAACTACAGGTAGCTTAGGTGGTGGTGCAGATATTAAGCAGGCGTATGTTATATTTGAAAAGAATGTAGTAATGGAGCTTAGATCATGTATACAGCATATCTTTCAGGAGCTATTAACTATAGCTAAGATACCTGCAGATTTCACTATTAATAACTTTCAGATAATTAATGAGAATATAGTAGAGCTTGAGGGTGATACATCTAAAACTAATGACGCTCTTAACAGCCTTAGCCCATTGGTAGCTACTAAAGTATTAGAGACTATGACTATTAATGAGGTAAGAGCTTTGGCTTCCCTTCCTCCTATAGAAGGTGGTGATATGACTCAGAGTGCAGCAGCTGCCGTAGTAGTAACCCCAATAACACCAACTGTATAATGCTATATTTCATAACAGAAACTTATTTAAAAGTTAATACACCCATCACTGCAAATGTGGATGTAACAGATGTAACACCATACATAGCTACTCAGGCAGCACTAAGAGTACAGCCTATACTAGGTACTACTTTCTATAACCACATGCTTACAGCTTACAATGCTCAGACGCTTACACCTGATGAGGTAGATCTAGTAGAATTTATACAGCCTGTAATAGCATGGAGAAGTGCTGAGGATGCTGTATTCGGATTGACCTACCAACTTAAGAACAAAGGACTACAAACACAGTCAGGTGATTACTCTGCTAGTGTATCACGTAATGAGGTGGCCTTTGGTATGGAGCATTATGCACAGAAGGCTAGCTTCTTTGAGCAAAGATTAATCAGATGGCTACTAACTAACAGAGCACTCTTCCCTATCTTTATTTCTACCACTAATTTAGATACTGATTTACGGCCTATGTTTAATAACTGCAGCTGCATTAATCAATATAACAATGTATGCACTGGCTTATGTGGTAACTTTAGAGAAAATGGGTATAACAACGCCATCCTAATACTATGAGACTACAGTTAGCAATCTTATTAGCCTCAATAAAACAATATATAATACAATTATTAACAGTGATAGGAGCTTTCTTTTTACCTATATCAGGGATATTATTTTTAATTGGTTTTGCTATTGTGGTGGATACATTAACAGGGATATGGAAAGCTAAAAAATTAAAGATTAAAATTACATCTAGGAAGTTATCTGCTATAATATCTAAATTAATGCTTTATGAGGTGGCCGTTATTGGTTTCTATCTTATAGATTATTTTATTCTTAATGATATTATTTTAAAGTTTTTTTCAGTGCCTTTAATGTTAACCAAAATACTATCACTAGTGCTTTGTAGTATAGAGGTTATCTCTATCTCAGAAAATTACAAAGCTGTAAAAGGCATAGATATATGGTCAGCATTTAAGAATTTATTACAGCGTTCAAAAGAAATTAAACAAGATATAGATGGAGTTAGATATAAGCAAGATAGTACAACAGAGACTATCTAAAGATCAGTACGTAGATGAGCTTACAGACAAAAAACAAATCTATTTGCATCATACAGCAGGTGGACCAGATGCAGTATCTGTAGCTAACTTTTTTAATCAGCAAGTAGGAAGGGTAGCAGTTGCTTTTATCATTGGTTCCAAGGGCACAATAGTGCAATGCTTCAGCTCTAAAAATTGGGCTTATCACCTGGGGCTTAAGCAAGAGGTGTTTAGTGAAGCAGGAGTAACTTACAAGAGCCTGGATAAAATGTCTATAGGCATAGAGATCTGTAACTATGGACCATTAACTAAAAAGAACGGTTACTACTATAACTATGTAGGTGGCAAAGTAGATTACACTCAGCTAACTATCTTAGACAAACCATACAAAGGGCACATCTATTGGCAAATGTACACAGATGCACAAATAGAGTCTACCCGACAGCTTCTAGTTTACCTTTGTGATCAGTACAATATCCCTAGAGATTACTTTGCTACCATCTTTGATATTGATAAACGTGCTTTGAGGGGTGAAGCAGGTATATTTACACACAATTCAGTGAGGCATGATAAGAGTGATATATACCCATGCCCACGTATGATAGCAATGCTAGAGAATTTATGAGATACATCATACCAATTATAGCACTATGCCTATTAGGCTCCTGCTCAGATGCTAAAAAAGCACAGTACCAC